GTCTACAATTACAATTACGCAGACAACAACTCAAGCACCATAACGCAGTCTGGGAGTGGTTCACACGATGCAGATATTTGGTGGTATGCAGATGCAGACAATGGCGTGGCTTCTATAACGCAATCAGGTTCAGGAGATCATACTGCTAGGCTTAATTTCTACACCGATGATTACAACGTAGGCGTTACTCAATCAGGAGCTAACGATAAGTCATTTACTGCTACTTATAATTGCGTGAGCAGTTGTACCAAGACAGTTACAATAACTCAATATGATTAAACGTTTAATACCATTATCACTCATACTTATATTAGGAGCGCCTTTAGTCTTTCAGTCTACATTTACTGAAATTTTAAAACTTAAAATATTTGATGCCTTAATACCAGAACAACAAGAAAGTGGTTATTTTACTGTACTTAACATTACAGATGATGATATAAATAGAGAGGGTGGCTATCCGTTATCCAGGCAAAGGCTCTCTGAAATACAAACGCAGATTATAGATAGAGGAGCAATAGGTGTTGGATGGGTTGTCACCTTTCCTAATAAAAACAGAATTACTCAAAACGGCGATCAATTGTTCGCAGAAGCTTTATCTAAAGCACCCAGCGTACTTGCTATGTTTGAAAACGACAAAGGCATCTACCCTAAAACGACAGGCACAGTCATACTTGGTGAAGATCAAGGTGGCACTTTAGCTGCTGGCGTTACGCAAAACATTTCAATATTAGCAAACAACGCAAATCAAGGTATAGCTGTAGCTAGGCCAGAAGTAGACTCTTTGGTAAGAAGATTGCCACTTTTATTAAGAACTCCCGATGGTTGGGTGCCTGCTTACGGAACAGAAGTATTAAAAGTTTTAGCAGGAGCAGACACTTACGTTATAAAAACTAATGATAATGGTCTGGAAGAAATACGAGTAAAAGGCTTGCCTCCAGTTCCTGTAGATTCACTTGGGAGAAAATGGATCAGTTGGGTAGACACTCCTCAAACAAATTTATTAGAAATGAACGTAAAAAATAAATTTGTATTTGTTGGGTTTACTGCCAAAGGAATTATGCCTCAATTATCTACACCCGTTGGATATTTAGAGCCTCATAAAATTCAAACTGCTTTAGCAGAGTCAATTCTTATAGAAAACAGTCCCTTTGTTCCTGATTACGCAATTGCTGTAGAAATTTTAATTTTTCTATTTTTTGTCTCTCTCACGTGGATAGTATTAAATGTTCTTGGGGTAACTAATGGCATAGTGACAGCGATAGGCATAATGGTTGTAACAGGCGTTTACGGAGCTTATACAATCAATCAAGGCATTTTGATTGATGTTTCTTGGACTTTTGTATCAGAATTTATAACTGGGACCGTTGCGTTCTATTTAAACTACCGAGAGCAGTATAAATTGCGTCAACAGATCAAAAAACAATTTGAACATTATTTAGATCCTCGCCAAGTTAAACGATTGCAAGAAAATCCTGAGTTATTAAAATTGGGAGGCGAAAAAAAATACGCTACTTTTCTTTTTACTGACGTTAGGGGTTTTACTTCAATGTCTGAAAAATTAGAACCAGAACAAGTTACTTACATAATGAACAGAGCCTTAACCGCGCAACAGACCGCAGTACAAAAAAACGATGGCATGGTAGATAAGTATATAGGTGATGCAATGATGGCAATATTTAACGCACCGTTAAATTTAGATTTCCATGAAAACAAAGCTTTGGATTGCGCAATAGATATACAAAAAAACATGGAAGATTTAAACATAGAATTAGAAGAAAAAGGAATACCACCAGTTGCCATAGGTATAGGCATTAATACAGGATATGCAGTTATAGGTAATATGGGTAGCGACACTAGGTTTGACTTTACAGCTATAGGAGATGCAGTTAATACCGCAGCAAGGTTAGAATCAGGAACAAAAGAAGCTGGTGTAGATGTGTTAATTGGTTACAACACTGCCATAAAGACCGATTATAAGTTAGAATTATTACAACCTTTAAAGGTAAAAGGCAAGGATAAACCGTTGGAAGTGTATACATGGGATTTAAATTAGCATTAATATTAGGAAGCTTACTGTTGGTAAGCGCTTCTGGGTCTTTGTACTATATTGATCGTTTGAATGACAAAATCTCTACGCTTAAAGGTAATCAGATAATTTTGGAAACAGAGATACAAAAACAAAACGATTCTATAAAGCAATATTTAGAAAACCAAAAGAATCAACAATTACAATTGCAACAACTTGAAGCTGATAAACAAGCTGCCATGCAAGACGTTAACAGGTTACGCAAAACATTTGCTAAACACGACCTAGACGAATTGGCGTTAGCCAAACCAGGTCTTTTGCAAAAAAGAGTAAACAAAGCGTCTACCAGAGTTATGACTACGCTTGAAAAATTAACCAACCCCAATCAGTTTGATGAAAAACCTAGCAATAATTAGTCTAAGCATATTTTTGGCAAGCTGTAGCTTGATGGATTCTGTAAAACCTGTAGAGGTTAGAAGCATACAAGAAAGAGCGCCTTTGTATCATCCCCCTTTGCCATACCCTATGAGCTTGTCAAAAGTAGATTGGGAAATAATTACACCAGAGTTAATGCAAGAATATCTTGATTTGGTAGAAAAAGGCGAAGCACCTAGAAAAGCTTATTACGCACTTTCAAGTAAAGAATACGAAAATTTAAGTATGGATATGGCTGAAATAACCAGATATACCAAAGATATACTGTCAATAATTAAGTATTATAGAGAATTAGATAAACCAAAAGAGAAAGATAATGAGTAAATCACCAGATGAATTTGTATACAGAGCTACTTTGGATCGTATTGTTGATGGAGATACGTTTGATTGTATATTAGATCTTGGATTTAACGTTAAGTTGCATAAACAAAGAGTTAGGCTTGCAGGAATAGATACACCAGAAAGCAGAACTAGAAACTTACCAGAAAAAGCACTTGGTTTAAAGGCCAAAGAAAGACTCAAAGAACTTTGCACTGGTACATTTAAACTTAAATCACTTGGGAAAGGTAAATATGGACGGATTCTTGGCATTCCTTATACAGAAGATGGCAAAGATATTTGCGCCACTCTTATCAAAGAAAAACACGCAGTTGAATACTGGGGCGGAACTAAGACAGGAAAAATCTTGGAAGACGGAACTTGGGGAGAATAATATGAACGCATCAAAAGAAGGTATTGAATTAATTAAAAATTTTGAAGGGTGCGAACTAAAAGCATACCAAGACAGTGTAGGAGTTTGGACAATTGGATACGGACACACCAAAGAAGTAAAGGAAGGTGATGAAATAAACCAAGAACACGCAGAGTTTATGCTTACCGAAGAAATGCCTGAGTACGAAGGTTATATAAATAGTATGGTTGAAGTACCTTTAGAACAACATCAGTTTGATGCTTTGTGTGCTTGGGTATACAACTTAGGCCCAACAAACTTAAAAAACTCTACTCTTTTACATGAGTTAAATTCTAGTAATTACAAAGAAGTTCCAAACCAAATAAAACGTTGGAATAAAGCAGGAGGCGAAGTTTTGCAAGGATTGGTAAGGAGAAGAGAAGCAGAAGCTTTGTTGTTTGAAAAAAAAGAATGGAGAAACGTATAAATGGCATACACCAAATTAACACTAAGACCTGGAATAAACAGAGAAGGTACGGCTTACGATAACGAGGGCGGTTGGTTTGACGGAAATTTAATTCGTTTTAGAAACGGACACGTAGAAAAATTTGGCGGTTGGGAAAAATTAAGTTCCAATACTTTTTTAGGAACAACAAGAGCTTTACACAATTGGATGAGCTTGGGTAGCAATCTTTATTTAGGATTAGGCACTACTCTTAAATATTACGTAAAAGAAGGAGACGTTTACAACGACGTTACTCCTATACGTGCAACCACTACTAATGGTATTGTTTTTGCAGCGACTAATGGCTCTTCTATTTTAACTGTTACCGACTCTTCGCATGGTGTTGTGGTAAATGATTTTGTAACCATATCAGGAGCTGCTACTTTAGGGGGTGTTGTAACCGCTGTTGTACTCAATCAAGAATATCAAGTTTCTTCAGTTACTTCAGCAAACGTTTATACAATAGTTGCTAAAGACACTAGCGGTGAAACAGTAACAGCCAACTCTAGCGACAGTGGTAACGGTGGTGCTGGTGTGGATGGTGCTTATCAAATAAACGTAGGATTAGATGCCTATGTACCTTCTGCTGGTTGGGGATCAGGGACTTGGGGATCAAGCACCTTTGGATCAACAAGTGCTATTAGTGCTAGCGGACAGTTAAGACTTTGGACGCACGATAATTTTGGTGAAGACTTAATCATTAATCCGCGTGGCGGTGGTATCTACAAGTGGGTACAAAACGATGGAACCGATACAAGAGCAGTAGATTTATCTGGTATAAGCGGAGCCAATTTGGTACCGACACTTGGTTTGCAAGTAATTACATCAGAAGTTGACAGGCATTTAATAGTATTGGGAGC